TGCACCTGGACCGGGAGAGCCTTGAGGTTCAGCGTCAAGCCGTGATGAACCGATCGCGCAAACGCGCAAAGGAGGCACTCGACAAGCAACCCTAGTCACGTCTCTCTTTTCTCCATTGGCTTGCATCCATATTGAGGCGCTATCAATGTCCGACAACACCAACATGGTCCCCGTGAACCTTGACCAACTTCCCTCCACACAGATCGGCAGCGACGAGCAGTTCGCCGATCTCGCCAAAAGCGCCGACTACCTCGGCCGGCTGCAACTCTATACCAAGGGTAAGGCGGTCAACAAGCGGCTGGTCGGCCCTGGCAACTATGGCATTCCCACCGGCGAGGAGGTGGACGACCTGGGCGACACAATCGACATCGTTCCCTTGGCTCGCCGGCCGAAGGCCATCGACATGACCGACAGCGAGGCGATCATCGTCAACTATGACCCCAGGAACGCCGAGTTCGAGCGGATCAAGGCCCAATCGTGCGAAAAGGAAAGCCACTGCATGTTTGGCCCGTCGTTCCTCGTCTTCGAGCGTTCGCGCGGCCTGTTCCTGGAATTCTTCTGCGGCAACAAGTCGAGCCGCCAGGAAGCGAAGAAAATCTACCCCTACCTCCCGCTGACGCAAGCCGACATCGACACCAAGGCGGCCAACGGCGACGACGTGAGCGAACTAGTGCCGCACGGCCCGCTGCCGCTCACACTGACAAGCCGGCTGGTGGAGAAGGGCACCTACTCGTGGCACGTTCCCGTGGTGATGAAGTGCAGCACGGCGTTCACGAATTTCCCCAAGCAGGATCGGGTCAACAAGAAGATTGTGACCTTCTTGACTGTTAAGGACAACGGGGTCCAACGTGCCGCCGTCGCTGACGACGACCGTGCCCGCTAGGTGTCATTTGCTCCCCGCCGGACATGCCCCGGTACTGTGGCCCGGGGCCCCGGCGGGGTTTCTTGGAGAACACACCCGCTGCACTGTTCGTGGGCGGGCATCACCGGTCTGCGTGAATGGCGGGAGCAGTTCCGCCGCTCGCGTGGACACTTCCCCTGGCTCCGCGATGAATCCCGAAGTGTTGCTCATCACCACGCCGGCCGTCAACTTTCGCGCCTTCCTGGGCGCGTGCCTGCACGTGCTAGGCTATTCCCCGGCGCGTGCGGCCGATGCTTCGTCGCGCGAGCTGTCCGAGCCGGAAAAGTTCCTGAGCTGCCTGGCTGCGATTTGCGACCAGAAGGCCCCGGTGGGCCTCGCGCCAAACCTCTTGTCGCATGTGTCGTTCAGCGTGTTTGTCGTCGCCGACGAGCGAGACGTGCTCGACATTCTGGAACGCTGCGCCGGGATGCCCTTCGTCACGGCCGAGACCACGGTTCGCGGCGTCACGGCGGCCGTGGTGACGGGAACCTTGGCCCAGTGGCGCGACGCCGTGGCGGCAGGGTCCGTAACGAACGCCGAGCCGCCCGTACGCGCCGGCTTCAACAAGGTCTACGGCCTTTTCTGCGGCGCGGGCCTGAACGTGTGGAGCGACTACCGCGCCCGCGAGGCACCCGACCGCACGCTCCTCCTGGAATACAAGCCGCAACGATGAAGCCTTACTACGAGAAAGACAACATCACGCTCTACTGCGGCGACAACCGCGAGGTGCTACCGACGCTGCCGGAAGCCTCCGTAGACTTCGTTTGTACCGATCCTCCCTACGGCCTCGGCTTCATGGGACATGAATGGGACCACGGTGTTCCCGGCGTCCCGTATTGGAAAGCCATTCAGCGGGTCTGCAAGCCGGGCGCATTGATGCTGGCCTTCGGCGGCACGCGAACGTGCCACCGGCTTGCCTGCGCGATCGAAGATGCCGGATGGGCGATTCGTGACTGCCTGATGTGGCTCTATGGTCAGGGCTTTCCCAAGGCCCCGGACATCGGCGTGCTGATCGACAAAGCGAAGGGAGCCCGGCGCGAGGTCGTCGGCACCAAGCTGGGCCGGCCCGGCTATTCGTTGGCGGACAATGGCCGCACGAACGAGGTCTATGGCGACTTGCACAATCCGGCCGCGGAGTGCGCCGTCACGGCTCCGGCCACGGAATTGGCGAAGCAATGGACCGGTTGGGCCAATGCGCTCAAGCCAGCCTGGGAGCCCATCATCCTCGCAATGAAGCGGCTGGATGGCACGCTGGCCCACAACGCTGAGACCTGGGGCGTGGCCGGAATAAACGTCAAAGCCAGCAGGATCGGCACGGCCAGCACAATCCGCACGCCCTCAGACTCCATCACGGACGCCGGCTGGAAAATCGCTAAACGGTCGCCCGCAGGCGACTTGGCGTCCGGGCGTTGGCCGGCCAACCTGCTCTTGGACGAAGAGGCGGCGCGTGTGCTGGACGAGCGAACGGGCGGCGCGAGTCGGTTCTTCTATGTCGCCAAGGCTGCCACGAAGGAACGCAATCCGGTCCGGGGGCCAAAGAACGACCACCCCACCGTCAAGCCCTTAAAGCTGATGCGGTACCTCCTGACCCTCTTGTCCACGCCCACTGGCGGATTGGTCCTGGACCCGTTCGCCGGCAGCGGCTCGACCCTGCTGGCGGCCAAGACGCTCGGCCGTGCTTGCATCGGCATCGAGTCGGAAGAGCGGCACTGCGAAATTGCCGCCGCCCGTCTGGCTTCAATGTAGCAGCGATTTTAACCATGTGGCAAATTCCGGGCGGAATTTCACCCTGACGGGGCCCTGTTTCGTTGTTGTAACAAGTGGGGAGCAATGTCCGAGCAGGAAGTGTGCGTAAACGAGCCAGCGTAAGCCTGATCGAGGAAGCGAGATTTGATGTCGGTCGTCCAAACCAAACTACGCACGAAGACTTCTTCCGGGACGCCGATCCTGGTCTCGGCCACCTTGGAGTACAAGGACGGCCGCATCTTCTTCGTCAAATCGCCGTACTCGTTGAAGGATGAAATCAAGGCGATGCAGGGCTCGCGGTGGCACGGCTACGACGACCCCAATCCGCAGAAGATGTGGTCCGTGGAGGACTGCCAGCGCAACCGTTTTCAGCTTTCCTTCCTCATGGGAGAGAAGGCGTATGCCTGGTTCGATCGGCCGTTGGTGCGTCACGAATACGCCCGGCCGCTGAAGGACCATCAGAAGGACTTGACCGACGCCGGACTGACGTACCACTATCACATCTTCGCGGCGGAGATGGGCACGGGCAAGACCCTCTCCGCGCAAGAAGTCATTGAGCGGTCAGGCGTGGACTGGTGGTTCTGGGTCGGCCCGAAGACCAGTCTGCCGAACATCAAGCGGGAGTTCCGCAAATGGCACTTCCCCTTCGAGAAGTTCAACATCGAGTTCTTCACCTACGAGGGGTTGAAGACCTGGGTGGAGCACTGGAAACCGGGTCAACCGATCCCTGCCGGGCTCATTTGCGACGAGTCGAGCCGTTGTAAGAACGCTGGCTCGCAACGCTCTCGCGCCTGCCAGTCGCTTGCGGACATGATTCGCGAGAAGTACGGCCTGGAGCATGGCTTCGTGATCGAAATGTCCGGCACGCCGTCGCCGAAGTCGCCGGTGGACTGGTGGAGCCAGTGCGAGATCGCCTGGCCCGGCTTCCTGCGGGAGGGCAGTCAGAAGGCGATGGAAGAGCGGCTGGCCTTCATGGTCCTCAAGCAGATGGACGAGGGAGCGTTCAAGAAGCGCATCGGCTGGAAGGACGACCAACGGAAGTGTGCCGAGTGTGGCGAGACACGGGGCGACGAGTCACATGACGAGTGCGCGGAGGGCTATCACGAGTTCGTGCCCAGCATCAATGAGGTCGCCTACCTTAATAAGCGGCTCAAGGGTCTGGTGACGATCAAGCACAAGAAGGACTGCCTCGACCTGCCCGACAAGCGCTACCGCAAGATCACCTGTAAGCCAACCGCGAGCCTGTTGCGCGTCGCCGAGGCCATCGTGCAATCGGCCCCGAATGCCGTCACCGCCATGACGTTGCTCCGCGAGCTGAGCGACGGCTTCCAGTACCGCGAAGTGCAGGACGGTATGACCCGCTGCACGCACTGCACCGGCGGCACGGTGCGAGAGTGGATCGACCCGCAGGAGCCAGAGAATCGCTATCCCGGCATCGGTCTGCTGCCTAAAGAGGTCGTGGCCCGGTTGGTCGAGCAGACCGTGCCCTGCCCGGTGTGCGGCGGCGACCGCCAGGTGCCGAAGATGGTCCGCACCGCCCGCGAGATTCCCTGTCCCAAGGACGCGGCGCTGCGGATGCTCTTGGACGAGAACGAAGAAACCGGCCGCCTGGTAGCATTTGCCGGTTTCACCGGCTCGGTGGACCGAGTTGTCAACCTCTGCCTCAAGGAAAAGTGGAACGTCGTGCGGTGCGATCAAGGCGCATTCCAAGTGCTCACGCACGATGGCGAAGAGGTCAAGGAAGAGCCTCTGGACTACTGGGCCAACCTCGATCATCCGCGGGTTGTTTTCGCGGCGAACCCCGAGTCGGGCGGCATGAGCCTGACGCTCGTGGAGGCCCGGACCGCGGTTTACTGGTCCAACTCGTGGAAGCCTGAGTACCGCATCCAATCGGAAGACCGCATCCACCGCATCGGCATGGACCTGAACAAGGGCTGTCTGATCGTCGATCTGATCCACCTTCCCAGCGACGAGCGGGTTTTGGACGTGATCCGCGAGAACCGGAAGCTGGAGCTAATGACGATGGTCGAGTTGATGGCCGGCGTCCAGTGGGAAAGCGAAGGCGAAGGAGGAACCCTCGAAGTCGTGGAGGCCGTGCGGTGAGGTGCATTCGATGCCGCATTCTGGTGTATTCCGGCCGCTGGGACGACAGCACGCCCGGCTTCCGTCGCAGTTGGGGCAAGCGTCTTCGTGCCGCGGTTCACGAGGCCGTTGCTGGCAGGGGTGCGCTGTGGGACATCGCATTCGTGCTTACCGAGCCGAATTCGGCGGGTCGAGTTGTGACCATTGAAGCCTTGGTGGACTGGTGGCCCAACGACTCGGTTTCACTTGTCGAGAAGCTTCGCAAGCGATTGGTTGCCCGCCTGAAGCCGGAGTCTGAACGTCAAATTGAAGTCGAAATCATCGGCGACCCTGACACGGAGGACTTCCCATGTGACATCTGAGCCTGTTGCATCTGATCTCGATTCTTTTCACCTCTGGAGTTACAGCAATGAAGTACCTTGTCTTGGCTCTTGCCCTTGCCCTCTCCCTCACCGGCATGGCCGTTGCCGGCGTGCCCGATGATTTGCAGCAGATCAGTGTCACCATCAAGGCCGGCGATGCCCAAGGCTCCGGCACCATCGTCACCCGTAAGATCGGCGACGACACGGTTTCCTTCATCTGGACCGCGGGCCACGTCGTTGACAACCTCCGCGTCGTCCGCCAAGTCATCACCGCGGACGGGGGCACCCGCACCGTGATCGAATTTCGGGACGCGCAGATCGTCCAGGAATTCCAGCAAAACGGGCGGCGGGTCGGGGAAACGAAGCTCGACGCCAAGGTCATCAAGTTTTCGGACCCCGATTTCGGCGAAGACCTGGCCCTGCTGATGGTCCGCCGCACGAACGCCTACCCGCTGGCGGTCTCGGCCAAGTTCAAAACGGGCATGAATTACATTCCAGCCATCAGCGTGGAATTGAGCCACTGCGGCAGCTTGCTCGGTCAGTTCGGTGCCAACAGCTACACCGAGGGCGTCTTGAGCCAGGTCGGCCGGACCCTGGAAATGAAGGGGGCCAACGTCAAGGTCTTCGACCAGGTGACCGCCGTGGCCTTCCCGGGCTCGTCTGGCGGCGGCATGTTCCTCAAGGCCAACGGCCAATACGTGGGCATGTTGACCCAGGGCGTGATGAAGCTGCAAGGCTTCAACTTCATCGTCCCCGTGCGGCGCATCCACGCCTTTGCCAAGGCCGCCAAGATCGAGTGGGCCATCGACCCCCAGGCGAAGCTGCCCACGCTGGCTGAGATCGAGGCCATGCCCGTGGAAGACGGCGGATCGCCGAGCGGTTCCTTCCGGGGTGAGCCCCTTCCCGCCGCCTTCAAACCGTCGTTGGATTTCGACGCGGCTCTTGGCTGGGCGAAGCGGCTCTGGGTGGGACGTTGATTCGGACCGCACCTGAGCCGGGTGGCGATACCCTGCCGTCACCCGGCCGCTTGACGAAGGAAACACCATGAGACTAACCAGTCAAGAGGTCGCTGGGATCAAGGCGGCCATCACCGAGGGCACCAAGCAGCCCGACATCGCCGCGAAGTTTGGCGTCAGTCGCTCGCTCGTGTCCGACATCGCCACAGGCCGGGTCCACAAGGATGTGCCTTGGCCCAACGGCGAACGGCCGACGCCTAAGCGGGCTGGCGGCCAGCACAAGGACATCCCGGGCTACGACCCGACCGATAAGCGGGTCTTGGAGTTGGAAGCGGAAGTCGTCCACCTCACCGAGGAGCGCAACCGCGAGCGTGCCAAGGTCAAGGCCGGGGCGAAGATTGCCGGCCTGTTCAAGGCCGTCGTCGGCGAAATGGAGCAGCGGGTCAAGCCCTTTGCGGCCCTCCCCTTCGCCTTGAACTTCCGCCGCAAGGCCCAGATCGTCGAGCACTGCGTGATACACCTTTCGGATGGCCACCACGATCAGGTCGTGCGGCCCGAGGAGGTTGGCGGCCTCGAAGACTACAACTTTCCGGTCTCCTGCGCCCGGGCGGAGCGCTACGTGGATAGCGTCGTCGAATGGACCCAAGACACCCTGGCACCGAAGTTTCGTTTTCCAGTGCTATGGGTGCTGGCCTACGGCGACTACACCAGCGGCGAAATCCACAAAGCCTGTGAGCGGTCCTACTACCGCAACCAGTTCAAGAACTGCCTCGCCATCGGCCAGCTTCATGCCCTGATGTACCGCGATCTGGCGGCCCACTTCGAGCAAATCCACGTCTTGTACCTGGCAGGCAACCACGGCCGGCGGACGCCGAAGAAGGATTATCTCGGCGCGAACGACAACTGGGACTACCTGGTCGCCGAGGTGGCACGACTGCACTGCCGCGAGTTGGGCAACGTCAACTTCACCATCCCCGATGCGTGGAGCACCAACGTCAACATCAACGGCGTTGGGTTCAACGTCAGTCACGGGGATGATGTCCGCAGCAATCTGGGCATCCCCTGGTACGGCATGGTCCGCCGGCAGAAGGGCCTGATCGCGTTGGGGGCTGCGGCCGGCGCACAGCGCTGCCGCTATTTCTGCGTGGGGCACCACCATGCCGCGAGCACCTTGTCCGACGTGGATGGCGAACTGCTGGTCAACGGCTCGTGGGTGGGCACCGACGCCTTCGCCTACAACTCGCTCTCCGGCTATCGAGAACCTGCTCAGTGGATTCACGGCGTCAACCCGAAGCATGGCATCACCTGGCGGATGAACGTCAAGCTGCGTCACGAGAACGAGAAGAACGGCCCGCGACGCTACTTGATCGACGGAGGCCGGGAGATTGGACCGCTGCAATGAAAACCCTTCTCTGGTTGGCCTTGGTTGTGCTGGGCAGCACGACCGCACACGCGGAGTGGATATTCCTGCCCAGTTACTACACGCACCGCGATGGCGAGCGGGTGTACCAATACAGCCTCCCGGCCCCGTCCTACGCCTGGGGCGAGGCTGTGTACGAGGGCGGCTACCGCCACCAGTATTTCCAGAACGGTTCCGACTACATGCACGTGATCGAGGCGTGGGGATGGCCACCCTATTACGTGCCGCCTTATTACGGTCCCTGGTGGCGACCATGAAAGCGTTCTTCATAGGCGGCCGGTGCGACGGGCAGGAACGCCTGGTCAACACCGACCAACATTTCATCGACGCCCGAATGCAAACCGGTGAGGTCGTCCGCTACGAATTGCTCTTGGGCTACAGAGACACGTTGATTTACGCCCACGGCCTGACGCTGTATCAGGTCATGGACCGACTCATGGACCGCTACATGGGAAACGATTGCCTTTAACCAACGAGGAATCCCTCAACCATGAAGATTCTCGCCACTGTCCTCTATTACTTGTTGCAGCTTGTGCCGTTGACCCATCGGACTTGGTATTGGGACGGCGACAGGCAGCTTCATTTCTGCGTCTGGCGACAGTGGCTCGGCCGCTGCTACAGCGTGGATGACGTGGTAGTGCTGTACAACGCCGAACTGGCTCGCCAGTGCCGGGCCGCCATTGCAGCAGGCCAATACCAGACGCTCGATGAGGTGATTGCCGAATTGCGCGCCAAGTGCAAGTAACCCGGAGAGCCCCATGCGCAACAACGACGATCTCTTGAACCAACCCCCTTACGAGCAGCCCGAGGAATGGGACGACGATTGGGACGACGACGAGGAGGAGGATGACGATTGGGATGACGACCTGGACATTGACCCATGACCTGCGAGTGTGCCTATGCCAACCTTCTGCATTAGCGACCTGCACCTTTGCGACCGCGGTCCCCGCGACAACTTCGCCTACAACGGCCGCGAAGAGCGGTTCTACCACTTCCTCAAGTTCGTGGAGCAGTCCCGTGGCCGGCTGCTGATCCTCGGCGATCTGCTGGATTGGTGGCAGGTGCCGGTGGGCGCGGCGATTAGCGCCTACCTGCCGCTCCTGAATCGGCTCGATGAACTGGGGGCCGAATGGATCGTTGGCAACCATGACAATGCCCTCGCTCCTCTGATGGGTACGCCGCTGATGATCGACCACCCGCTCTTCGAGCGGTCCCGCCATCCATTTGAAGAAGAAATCGGCGGCCAGCGGTTCGCCTTTCTCCACGGGCACGAGGCCGACCCCTACTGTTGCGACCTGAACCCCGGCGTGGGCGAAATCACCGCCATCATCAGCGGCATGTTGGAGGATCGCAACAAAGGGCCCGTTCATCACGGCCATGCCGTGGCCGACGAGTTTGTCGGGACCCTGGAAAACGCCTTGACGCTGTGGCGGACGTTGACCTTCCAACACAACCGCCAGACCGAGATGGTCGCAGGCGTGGAGAAGTTCCGCTGCGAGAAAAAGTGCGACGTTGTGGTCTACGGCCATACACACGAACCGGGCAACATTGGCGACTACCACTTCAACAGCGGTTGCTGGGCCCGTCGACACGACACCTACGTCGCTATCACCGACAACGGCCAGGCTTCGGTCTGGGAGTGGCTGGGCGAAAAGGCGATTTCGTACCATGCAACGCTTGGAACAGTATGACGCCTATCCGCTGCCACTGGATCGCATCTACTACGACGCCGACTTCAACTGCCGGGGCCAATTCACACTGCAATCGGTCTCCGATTTGGCCGAAAGCATCCGACTGCGGGGCGGCGGCGTCGAACTGAAGGGACTGGACTACCCAGTTGTGGTCCAGCCCATCGCGGACATGGTAGGGGACAAACCCGCGGGCTTCGACTACCGGCTGATCGCCGGGCACCGCCGCTTCAAGGCCGTCGAGACCTTCCTGAAGTGGTCCATGATCCCAGCCATGATCCGCGCTGGGTTGAGCGACCATCAGGCCCGAATGCTGAACTTCGTCGAGAACCTGGAACGCAAAGACCTGAACATCCTGGAAGAGGCACAGGCACTCGGCCGGCTTTACCCGAATGGGGTGGCCTTGCGGGTGGCCGCCAAGGAGATCAAACGGCCGACTCAGTGGGTCCATGATCGCCAACGCCTGCTGACGCTCCCCGAAGAGGTGCAGC